TTTGGCTTTCATCCACAATTAGATGATTTAACATTAGGAGAATATATTGATTTAGATACATTTATTGGTGATTGGGATAATATAGAAAAAGCAATGAATGTTTTATATAGACCAGTAATAGCTAAATTAAAAACACAATATACAATACAAGATTATAAAGTAGATTTAAACCCTAATATTTTAAATATGCCTATGAGTGCAGTAATGTCATCTATTTTTTTTTTGTGGAATTTAGGACTAGACTTGTCGAAAACTATGACGAACTCTTTGGAGGAGGGTCAGACAGAAGCCTTGACGGAGTATCTCAATTCTCAAGAAAATGGGGTTGGTATCAATCAATTTATGGACTCGCTAACGGAGATATTACAAAATTTGAAAGTATCACTGAATTAAATGTTCATAGTTGTTTTATGATGTTATCATTTAAAAAAGACAAAAATGAATTAGAAGCTAAACAAATTAAAAAGAAATTTAAATAATGAGCAATCAAGGAGTAAGAGGTTTTTATCAATTAACCCAAGCAATAAAAGAAGAATTATTAAAAGACCAAAACATAAACACAGTTACAACAGGTGATATAACTGATGTTAATCTTAACAAACAAGATATGTTTCCAATGGGTCATATAATAGTAAATACAGTTATTGATGAAGAACAAGTATTACGATTTAATGTTAGTGTTTTAGCAATGGATATAGTTGACCAATCTAAAAATGAAACTATTGATAGATTTACAGGTAATAACAATGAACAAGATATATTAAACACACAATTAGCAGTATTAAATAGATTAGTACAAAGATTAAGAAAAGGAACACTATATAGCGAAATGTATCAATTAGATGGTAATCCAAGCTTACAACCTTTTTATGATAGATTTGAAAATCAATTAGCTGGTTGGACTGCAACAATGGATGTTTTAATTTATAATGATATTTATATTTGCTAATGAAGTATCAAAACTTAAAAAATATTATAGACAAGTATGCAAAGTCAGTTATTGAACAAGCAAAACAAAATTTAATAAAAGACAAAAAAGGTGGTGGTGCATTATATAATTCATTAAGTTATGATGTTGATGTAGAAACAAATGTTTTTTTATTAGAATTCTTAATGGAAGATTATGGTTCTTTTGTTGATAAAGGTGTAAGAGGCTATAATTCTACTTATCCTGAAACAAGAGCTGCTTTATCACAATTTAGATATGGAAGTGGTACAGGACCCAAAGGTGGATTAAATAAAGGAATAGATACTTGGTTGAGGCAAAAGAAATTTAGATGGAGAGATGATTTAGGTAGATTTATTAGCTACAAATCAATGCGATATTTAATAGTACAAAAAATATATAATCAAGGATTAAAAGCTAATTTATTTTTTACTAAACCATTTGAAGAAGGGTTAAGGACTTTAGGTGATGAAATATTAAATGGCTTTGCTTTAGATGTAGAAAAACAAACAATATTCGGACAAAAATAAACAACTATGGCATTAATAGCATTAAGAAGCCCACAATATAAATACATATCAATACCTGCTTCAGGGGTATTATCAGCTAAGTGTACAATTACAATAGCTGGAACATTAAGATATACATTAACTAAAAACACAACTCCAGAAACAGGATGCAATTTTGATATATCAGAACTTGTAAGAGATTATTTAAGCATTACTTATTCATCATCTTATTCTGTAGATTCTATTGCTGTTGTTACAGTAGTTACTACACATCCTCAAGTAAATGGTGGCGGTACAGCAGTAGCTACTAATACTTATACTGATACAGCTTTTGAAGCATATGGAGAATTTATGGAACAATCTAATCCAACAATCCCATTTAGAGCAAAGCCAAGCTGGTTAATAGCATCAAGAAATTTAAGTTCTAGTGAAAGTTTTGAGATATTTGTACCAACAGGTATAAGTGGATATGTTCCATTTGTGAGGGGTAATGACACCATAGGTAGCATCGCTTATAATACAACAGATACAACTAAAACAGAAGATGGAGTAGCTTTAACTATTACTAGAATTGATTGTACTAAATATGGAGATGGTATAAAAGCAATATTTATAAATAGATATGGAGTTCAACAAGATTTATGGTTTTTCTTAAAACAAGTTAAATCATTAAATAGAACAAATGAATCTTTCCAATCTAATACAATAGAATATCCAGATGATGAAGCAGCAGTATATAGTACAGCAGTTGCACCTAAAAAAGTATTTAACACACAAGCAACACAATCTCATAGTTTAAATTCTGGTTACTATCCAGAATGGGCAAACCAATATTTTGAAGAACTATTATTAAGTGAATATGTTTGGTTACAATTACCAAGAAAAGAAACTCCTACTTTATTTTATACAACCCCTGTAAAAGTAAAAACATCAAGTATGTTATTCAAAACATCTGTTAATGATAGATTAATCCAATATACAATAGAATTTGAGGAAGCATTTGACCATATACAAAATGTTAGATAAATGCAAAAACTTCAATTATATATAGGAACTGAAAGGGTAGATTTATTCAAAGATGAAACAGTAAGTCTTACACAAACTATTCAAAATGTAAAAGACATTAGTAAAATATTTACTGAATTTAGTAAAACTTTTTCATTACCAGCTTCAAAAGTAAACAACAAAATATTTAAACATTATTACAATTTTGATATTGATGGTGGTTTTGATGCTAGAAATAAAGTTGCTGGTAAATTAGAATTAAATACAATACCATTTAAAGAGGGTTTTATACGATTAGAGGGTGTTGATTTAAAAAAAAATGTACCTCATACTTATAAGATTACTTTTTTTGGGAATACAATTAATTTAAAAGATGTGCTTGGTGATGACCAGTTATCAACTTTAGGAGGATTAAATACTAGTAATTCATTAGATTATACATTTGCTAATATAAAAAGCAAATTAACAAATAATCCTACAACTAATATATGCGCACCTTTAATAACACATACAAGAAGATTATATTTCGATTCAGCTGGAACAGGTGATGGTAATGTTGATTGGGATAGTGCAACCAGTGTTAATGGTGTTTATTGGAACGATTTAAAATTTGCGATACGTTTACAAGCTATAATAGATGCAATAGAAGCACAAACAAATTATGGATTAACATTTAGTAATGATTTTTTTAACGATAGTTCTAATACTGCATTTTATAATTTATGGATGTGGTTACATAGAAAAAAAGGAAGCGTTGAGCCAACAGGACAATTATCTTTAAATTTTGTTCAAGTTCAAAACCTTGGTAAAATTTCTGGTAATACAGGTTATACAACAGAGATAGCTGGTATTTTAACTTTAGCAAGTGTAAGTGGCAATATACATTATGTACAAACAGATTTAGATATAACTCCTACTGCCAATAATGTTGATTATAGTATAAGGGTTTTTAGAAATGGTGCACAAATTGCAGAAAGGTTAAATGTTCAAGGTCCTCAACAATTATTTGCCACCTCATCAACTAGGTTGGGTGCTGGTAGTTATACTATTGAAATAGCTTCAATCGCAGGTATTACTTTTAATACTAATAATATTAAATGGACTATTGCTGTTGCTGATTTAAGTCCAGGCGGAGGTGGTGGTGCTGACCTTTGGGGTAATGGTCAACAATTTTCAACAAGTTCAACTATTGAATTTATTATAACTCAACAAATACCAGAAATGTCTATTATAGATTTCTTAACAGGTATTTTTAAAATGTTTAATCTTACAGCGTATGTAGACAATACAGGAACAATTGTAGTTAGAACTTTAGATAGTTATTATGCTGCTGGAAAAGGTACTTTAGCAGGTACTACTCCTTGGAATATAGACCAATATTTAGATGTAACAAAATCTACAGTTGATGTAGCTTTACCTTTTAGGGAAATAAAATTTGCTTATAAAGGATTAGGAACTTTTTTAGCTAAACAATTTTATCAAGTCAATAACTTAACTTGGGGAACAAACAAATATACTTTAGGTGATGATGTATATGATGCACCTACTGCAGTTTATAATGTACAATTACCATTTGAGCACGTTATGTATGAAAGATTGTTTAATGTAGCAACAAACGCTGCAACATCTGTTCAATATGGGTATTTTACAGATGACAATCAACAACCCTATTATGGTTCGCCTTTAATTTTTTATGCTGTATATATTCAAAATGGAGATGATATATCTTTGAAAGAATCAGCAAACGACAATGACCAAATAAATGATTATATTATTCCATCTAATAGCTTAGCAATAAGTGCTTCAACAAGTAAGGTAAATATAAATTTTGG